TTTGGCAATTAACATTGCAAGACATGAATGTTCAATTTCCAATCAGAACTGCGGCTTTAGATGACATAGACGGACTTGAAAGTAATGTTGTTTCAGACATGCTATTGGAATTTAGTCAATTAGAAGGTCTATCAATGATTCAAAATAACGACCAAGGTGCTACATCATTACCTTATGGTGGTTCTAATGGTCTTCGTGGTCTTGATCAATACGCAGGTGCAAATGCAACCTTTACGGGCGGCACTACTTCTGTTTCAGCGTTTGGAACAACAGGCACAGGCTCAACATCAGGTCTTCACTCATTAGCAACTTATGACCAATTAACATCTAACACAAACTCTGTAACTACAAACAATGTAACTTACAAAGATATTGTTAATTTAATCTACGCATTACCACAAGAATATTGGACAGAATCAACAAAATTTGTTGTTAATCCAATTATGCTTGGTGCAATTCGTGGTTTAACAGATACAAATGGTCGCCCAATTTATGTTGATGGTTTAGCTAGACCTGACGGAATTGTCGGAACGCTCTTGGGCTTCGATGTAGTGGTGAACAAGTATGTTGATCTTCCAAACCAAGCGGCAACAGGTGCGGCAGGAACAACATCTAAATATCCAATCTTCTTTGCTGATTGGTCAAAATACCATGCAATCGTTGATCGTTTAAATATGGTAATGAGACGCTACGATCAAACTCTACCGGGCTATATCACATTCTATGGTGAGAAGCGTTTATGCTCATCAGTTGTGAACCCATTTGCAGGTGTTCGTTATAGATCAACTGCAACTGCTAATAGCTAGTAGTTAGTAACAAAATGTAGGACAAAAGGGCGAGTTAATCGCTTGCCCTTTTTTTTAATCAATTAGGAATAGACCATGAACATAACTGAAAAAATTTTAGATGGCATCAAACAGACGCTTGAAACAGGAAGCAAGGTTAATATTGACCTTAAAGAAGCTTCTGCTCTTACAGGCTCGGGTGATGGTGTAGGTGGTCGCACCTACTTTGATGATGCATTTGCGGCATTAAGATATGCAAACCCTTTTAGACAAGGTGCTAGACAAATTAAAGCTAGTGGTTCATCTGTGCAATTTGTTGCTAAAACAGGTAACGCGGCTAATTCAACTAACCCTTGGCTTTATGCAGTAACACCAAATTCAGGTTCGCCAAACATTGCAACATCTATTTGGCAATTGCCAACAAGAGTAATTACTGCTCAATTGCCAATAAGAACAGCGGCAATGAGTGATATTAATTATATTAATGAAACTTTAGTAAAAGATTTATTTTTAGAATTTTCGGCTTTAGAAGCACAATCTATGGCTACTAATAATGACCAATCAGGCTCAACAACTACAGCTACAGGTGGCGTTAATGGCTTGCGTGGTTTATCTTATTATGCAACTAGCACTTCTGCGGCGGCTTATGGCTCAAGTGGTTCTGCTATTACTAATGGTATTCATACAATTTTAAAGAAAACATTTACAGCGGCTTCAGTAACTTACGATAATATTGTTGATACAGTTAATCTTTTACCTGCACAATATTGGAGTTTGCCTACAACTGCATGGATGATGCATCCTGCTTTAATTGTTCAATTGCGTAAATTAAAAAATACTGCGAACTTACCAATTTTTATTGAAACAGGTGAAAATGATGGTGGTGCATTAGCCAATGTGTTTGGATTTCCTGTAATTCCTAATCCATACCTAGAAACACCTGCTGTAGGTTCTTTATCAGCAGTTTTAGCAAATTGGGATCAGTTTATGACTATTGCTGATGTTGAAGAAATGAATGTTCAAGCAATGGAACAAACTGCACCGGGATTTGTAACTCTTTATGCTGAAAAGCGTTTAGTTTCAACTATTCGTGATCCATTTGCAGGCGTTTATTTAATAGGGGCATAATATGGCAGATACGCTTGGACAAGTAGCTTATGGCTCTACGAATAATCCATTCAACTATGATAAGGTTGAGCAGATTGATCGTGATTTGTCCACAAGTTGGCTAACATTAGATGAAATCACACAACAATTAAATTTATTTGGTGATGAATCTCAAGATGACTATTTAACAGGTCTTGAATTGGCAGTTCGTATGCATATTGAGGATTATCTCGGTATGCCTATATTCAATACATCTTACAGGGTTTATTATGGATTAAGTTCCCTTTACGCAAGCCCTGTATGTCTTGATTTGCCTGAAGTTTCATATACTGATTCATTTGGATCAGGAAGTGTAACGATTAATTCTGTTAAATACTATAATGGCAATACTCCAAGCGAACTGATTACATTGGCTAGTTCTAATTACTATTACGACAAGTCAGGTAATAAAGTTATTCTTCCAAATGGAACGCCTAGCAATATTAGCCAAAATAGAACTTCACCTATTGTTGTGGAATATACAGTAACACCTAATTTTTTATCACAATATCCTGTGATTAAACAAGCGGCGTTATTGTTATTAACACATCTTTATAACAATAGATCAGAAACTAATTTTGGTGCATTGCAAAATATTCCTTATGGTGTAGATGCTTTATTAAGACCATACAAACCACTTGTAATGTAGGGATATAAATGGCAATTAAACGCTATGAGAATGTGGATGTTAATACGCTTACCTTTGGCACAGATGCCTATGGCGAACAAACAACTACAATAACAAAGAAATTTACAGGAAGACCATTGGTTAGTTCTGTAAAAAATTCTTTACAAATAACAGGCGATACTCGCATTTACCAAGATTTAATTAATTTTAAATTTAATTTTACGCCTTGGATGCAAGATGTAATTGTCAATCAAAATCTTTATTCGTTTAAATGGCGAAATCAAGATTGGCGAATTACAAATGCAATTGAATCTGATGATAAAATGAGTGTTACAATGTTATGTTATCGTTCTGATCCTGTTACGAAAGTATAAAAATGGCTACGCAACAGAATGTTAATCAGTATGCAAAAGCAATACAGGCTCAATTAACAAGCATAGTTACACCTGTTCCTGTATATGCTAATTTCAACAGAAACTTTGCAACTGAACCCAAGTTTATTACTTGGCATTTAAGAAATGTGCATCAACCTGTATATGCAGGTCAGTATCAAAGTAATAAAGGTATTGATAGACCTATATTCCAAATTAGTGTTTTCTCAACCACTATGGAAGATAACTTTCAAATAAGCAATACAATTTTACAGTCGCTACATGGTTATAGTGGTTTATTTGGTGGTGCTACTTATGGCTTCCAAATATCTAAAGCTGATGTAGTATGGTTATATAATGGATACGACAATGAGATCAATCTATATACGATACATATGGATTGCACTATAGATATACCAACATAAGAATTTTTAATTTTTTTAACGAGGAAATAAATCATGGCATTACCAAATAAAGTCTTACCCGGTTTTAGTGCAACCCTTTATATGCAACCTACAGCTTCACCAACAGCTTTAACTACAGCTAACCTTTCAGTTTATGCTTCAGTATCAGCTATTGCTGTTTCAGGCAATGCAGTTCCTGTAGAAGCTATCCCTGCATTTGGTCAAGATGACGCAGTTGCTTCATTTGGCGTAGCAGGTTCAAGACAATCTGATAAGATTCCTACACAATCTGCACCTACATCAATGACAATTACTGCGGCTTGGAATCCATCTGACACTAATCTTCTTTTAATTCGTGGCGATGCTTACAATGGCACAATTGACAGAACATTTGTTATTTCTGCTACTGATGGAACAAATACAGTTTATTACGCTTTTAATGGTCGTGTATCAGAATTTAAAATTGATTCTGCACCATCTGCTGAAGCTAAATGTATGTTCACGATCCATCCACGCGGCAATCAATATGGTTGGTCTAACAACACTTAATAGAGGTAAATATGAAGTTATCTGAAGCTATAGAAGTATTAAGTAAAACATATAAAAGCCTAGATGCTGTGGCTATTGGACTTCCTGTGGATGCTAAAGAGGTATCAGACGCTTTAGCAAAAGCAGTAAAAGGTAGTCAAGAAGAAGTGGTTTTAAATGTTTTAGCTAAATACAATCCTTTAAGTAAAGAAATTAAAACAAAAGAGAATATTAAAAATGACAGCACAGATAAAGTCGAGTGATGATTTATTGAGTTATTTGGTAAGCCAAGCCAATTCAGGTCAAAAGAATTGGTTTGGTTTTGCTCAACAAAGATTAACAGGTATTGCATTGGCACATGATATTGCTAGAGTTCATGCAGACAAGCTTTCACCTGAAGAATGTGTTGATTATGCAGTTAAACTAAATAACGCTATTTATCAAAAAATTATCAAGGCAGATTAATGGAAGCAAAGTTTGAAGTATCAGGATTAAAAGAAACACTAGATGTCTTCAATCAACTTCAAGAACAAATTGGCGATAAACAAGCCAAAAGTAAAATATTAATTCCTGCTGTTAGAGAGGCTATGAAGCCTGTATTGGCTTTGGCTAAAGCTATGTCGCCAAAAGATACAGGTTTATTAGAAAGTTCTCTTTACATTACAGCAAGAAGACCTACTAAAAAAGATATGGGATCAAGATATATTAGCCCACAAGATTCTGTTATATCTCTTGTATCTACTAGACCAATCCCAAGAAAAGTAAAGCAAGAATTTTATAGCAAATATTCAGGCTTAAAAGGCAAAGAATATAAACAGGCTAAAAAGCAATTTTATGCAGAACAAGGGTTGATTTATGATGCTCGTGCTATTGCTAATGAGTTTGGAACAGCTAAAATGGCTTCACATCCATTTATGAGGTCATCATTAGAAAGCCAAGCACAGACTGTATCAACATTATTAGGTCAAATTTTAAATTTAAAAATAGAAAGCTTTAAATCAAAACAAAAATTAACAAAATAAGGAAAATAAAAGATGAGTAAATTAGGTGATGCTTTAGGTAAAAAATATGAAGAAAATAAATTGTCTATTATTACAAGGCAATTTGAACTAGGTGGGCATACTTTTAAAGTAAAAGTTCCGAGTGTTTCAGAAGTTGAAAATATTTATGATTACTTTAAAACGCCAAATGAAGATGATGTTGAAAAAAATTATCAGGCTTTAATAAAAGGATTTAATGCCGAAAAAGCTGAAGGTGTAGAAGTTAAAGATAATGACATTATTATTGAAGGCAGATCAATGAGAGAAACTGCCAAAAATAAAACATTATTGCAATATAGAATTACTGCATATATTAAATTTTTAATTGGTGAAAATGGCGAAACATTAGACCAAATTACCTATGAAGATATAGAAGCTGAATTTCCATTGGCTATTCAACTTACATTAGTAGATAAAATTAATGAAGTTATAAGCCCTGAATATAAAGAGATACGCTCAAAGTAATAGGCTCGTTAAGAACCCAAGTCCGTGCGGCTATGATTTTTAACGGGCATACAAAACAAGACATAGATGCATTAGATGAGGCTACAATGAACGAAATAATCGTTATGTATGCAGATGGTGCTTTGGGTAATAAAAGTTCGGTAGTAGGGCTAGGAACGCTTACAGCAGGCGTATTTAATTATTTAAAAGCAAGTTCTAGTCCACCATATACTCTTAAAAGTATTTTGGGAAATGTCTATCAATATTACTATAATGAGCCTGAACAATCGTCTAGTGAAGCGTTATTAACATTCATTAGTCAAGCCAAAGGGTTTGATATAAACAAATTTAAAAGGCAATAATTATGGCAATTATTTCAAGATTAGCAGTTTTACTTGGACTTGATGCAGGCGAGTTTAATAAAAATCTTGGGGCGGCAAAAGACAAAGTAGAAGGATTTAGTGCAAGCACTTCTATCAGTTTAGCCGCAGTTGGTTCTGCATTTGTTAGTTTATCAAAAACTGCGATTCAGTTTGCTGATGAAATTAATAATGTGGCAAAAGCCAATGAAGTTGCTGTATCTTCAGTTCTTCAATTATCACAAGCATTAGCAATTAATGGTGGCAATGTTGATGATGCATCAAAACTCTTTTCATCATTTAACAATAAAGTAGATGAAGCAGTCCAAGGATCATCAAAATTAAGAAAATCATTTCTTGAACTTGGAGTTACCACTAAAGATTTAGCCACATTAACCGAACAAGAACTTATTGAAAAAACTTTAAAAGGCTTATCTTCTATTGAAGATCCTGTTCGTAGAAATGCTTTAGCTTTTGATATATTAGGTCGATCTGTAAAAGGTGTTGATGTTAAATCTTTATATGAAGATTATTTAAAAGCCGAAGGCACATTTAAAAGTAGTGAAGAAGTCTATAAAAAAGTTGGTTTAGAAATAGACAAGATGGATATTAGATGGCTTCATTTTAAAGACAATTTAGTTCAAAATGTATTGCCTGTTCTTGAAGCTATTGGTAAGGCTTTAGATTGGATACATAAAGTAAATGTAAAGCTTGATCCTTATTTTGAAAAATTAGACAAAATGTTTGGAATGGGCAAATCTAATGCTCAAGGATCATCAACTTACAAGCCTGTTGATTACAATGGTCCATTATCACCTAATTTTAACTCAAATACAATTATTAGAAAATTAGGACAAACTCCTGAACAAGAAGCGGCAGAAAAATTACTTAAAACACAATCAGAATTTTATAAAAAAGAATTAATGATTACTGAAGCAAAAAGACAAAGACTTGTAGAAGAACAAGGATTAGCTTTTATAGGTGAATCAGAAAAAGATCTTGCTTTAGCTTTATTTGATATTGAAAAGAAAAGACTTCTTTTAATTCAAGAAAAGAAAATGACAAAAGAACAAGCCAATGAATGGGCGGCTTCTGAAAATAATTTAGCACATTTTATATATCAAAATGAACAAGCACAAAGAACATTTGAATATGGTTGGAAAAAAGCTTATGCAAGTTATGTTGATAGTGCAACAAATTATGCAAAACTTGGCGAACAGGCTTTTGTATCTGTTACGCAAAATATGGAAACTGCTTTAGATAAATTTGTGCAAACAGGAAAATTAAGTTTTGGTGATTTAGCTAAAAGTATTATTGCAGACCTTATTAAAATTCAATTGAAAGCTCAAGCTACTTCTTTATTTGGTAGTTTGATTAGTGGTATTTTTGGTGCTAGTGGAGCTGGTATGTTTACAGGCTCTACAGGAGCGGTAGGTGGCTCTATTCATATAGGCAAAGCAGGTGGTGGCGATATTAATGGTCCTTCATTAGTTGGTGAAAATGGTCCTGAAATGTTT